CATCTACACCGACACAAATACCAAAGGCGCGACCCGTCAGCCACCCGCCAGCACCTGTACTGGTCACAAGGGCACCGCGAGGCGGAATGCCCACCTGACGGGTCAGTCTCGCATCGACGGCCCTATCCAACGTGTCGAAGCCAAACTCTACCTGCAAATCGTGTTCGTTGCGGGCCCGGAGATAGCGACCCTGCCAGTCATCGGCCCACCCGTGACCGTACATGCGCCGCCATGCCTCGTTGGTGAACGTCAGACAGTCATGTCTACCCAGACGGAACGGTTTGTCAGCCACTTCGCGCAGATACGCATTCAGGCTTGTGTGCGACCCCATACAACCTGCCTATCCTGTAGATCCGCCACATAGCTGAAGAACAAATCCCCCGGGTATCTGGCGATGTGGCTTTCATGGTTATACCGGCGCACCTTGGCGCGACCGAGTTCAACCAGCCGGGATTCCAGCGTCAACGACACGCTCGCACCGTCGGGCGCATCCTCGATCGTCATCGTGTTCATCCTACCGGAGAACATCTCAATGACATCCGTTGCCCCAATCGCACCGAGCATGATGCGACAGACCCGACGCTGGTATGGTTCAACCAGTGCCAGGGCAACGACTTCGCTTGAAAGCGCACTCAATGTGATGGTCGCGGACTTTGCCGACAGATCACCGATTTCCTCGATGTCACCGATTTCCAGCAATGTCCCGGCGCCGATATATGTCTCACCGTCAATGGCTCGATCCCCGAGCCCGGTCCAAAACCGAACCGGTGCGGTGTCGAATAGCATCTCGATAGCGTAGAAGGGTTCAATGCTACCCTGAGTCAGAGCGGTAATCAGTCCTGTCGGGATGCTACGTGCCATGTCAGAACGCCTCCATCGCCGTGAACTGGATGCCGTATACGGATGCCGAGTTGACCGACCAACCCTGATCGTCAGACATCATACGGAACACACCGACTGTATCGGTCAGCGTAACAGACACCGCACTGACTGACGCCCGCAGTGCCGGCCAGATGTTCAATGTCCCGTTTCCGCTCTGATCGTTCAGTACAATGTGAAGTCCCGTGCCGATCTGAACATAGTCACCAGCAAGCAGTGTACCTGTCATGACCACAGTGAGGGCGTCATCGCCTGCGTCACCAGTGACGGTCGCGGACACTGCTGTACCGGCTGGTGATGTGGACATTGGGTCACCAAGGGTAAACGTGCCGTAGCGCCCGCGCAGCGATGCAAGCCAGGCGATCCATTTAACAGCATCTGTTTTCTTCATGGGCGGCAGAGAGACATCCGCTTCCCACCGCTGCCTGGCGTATCCCTGAACCTGTTGTACGCCCGTGAACGGTGATTCACTCACCGCGTTGGTGTTGACCATCCTGAACGATACTGAAGCAAGACCTGTGTGACTGAGTAGTGCTATCGTCATGCAAATGCGCCCCCATATGCCCCACCACGACGCTTCGCATCCAAAACGGCGGTCTTCGTTGCTTCAACGATTTTCGGGATCATAGACTGAACCTCTGCGCGTGTCACGCCGCTGCCGAAACTGATCGTCTGATTGACGGTCACACCATCAGCACTGCCGCCCTTGGTGTGGTCAATGACAGTCTCATTGGGATGCAGGATTGCGGCGAACCCGCCCTTGCCGTCAACACCACCGGACCTTGCCCCGTAGCCTGTCGTCCCGCCGCCGTCGAATGACAACGCCTTGCCGATGATCCCGACGATACCGGACCCTGAACCAGTGGCTGCACTGAACGACCCAACGAGGCGTTGAACGACAAGCACTCGGAACAGTTCGGAGATGATCGACGCGGCCATTTGTTTGAACGCATCTTTTGCTTTCATTGTGCCGTTCACGACACCCATAAACGCATTCTCGAAACTGGACTTGATCGTATCAGCGATGTTCTGCTGTTCAGCCACTTTCTTGTTGAATGCGTCGATCTGACCAACCTGTGCGACAAGCCCGTTGATGACCACATTGCTGTACTTTTGCCAGTCTGTCCCGAGCGCGTTGATGACACGCTTCTGTGCCTCGGTCTTGCCAAGCAACTGTGTCTCAAGTGTCAACTGCTTCTGCAACTCAGCGAGTTGATTGGTCTTGTCACCACCACCACCACCGCTGCTGCTGGTCGGACCCGATGTGACGATGGGGTTTCCGAACATGTCGAATCTTTTGCCGAGACTTGTCTGAGACGAGTTTGGCGTTCCGCGACCAGAATACATCTTTTCGAGTTGCCCGCCCGGGCTGAACTCACGCGACATTTCAGCCAATCTCTTTGTGGCTTCGACCGGCGCCATTGCGGCATCCCACATGGCTTTCGCCATTCTCTGAATGCCCGGGATAGCGCCGTCAGCAGCCGAACCAACCAACCGAATCTGGTCAACGATCATCTTCGCGCCGTCGTACACGGCCAGTACACCGAGACGCAGATTGTCGGTGGCGACACCGGCTTCAGCGCCCGCCCTGACAACTTCTTCAAGCGCCGTCACCATGTCTCGCAATACTGGCGGCAATGCTTCGCCGGCCGGAACCATCGCTGTGATTATCCGAAGTGCTTCGGCAGCAGCAGATGTCATTTGGTTTATGCCAGTGGATTTTCCGATATTGTCAATCGCCAGGGAAAGACGCCCCGCCTGTTCCGCGGAAATACCCATGTCCGATGTTACTTCGTCCAGACGGTCCTGATATATGCCAACAGCATCCTCGAAAAGCAATATCTCTGCGGCACTGGATTCCCATATGCTTTTCGAGTTGACGACGTTTGCCTGTGCCGTTTCGAGTTGCTTCATTGCACTCGTTATGCCGAGCAGTGGTGCCTTCAACGGATCGACAATGCTTTTCATATCCTCGAAAATTTTGCCGAGTTGCACGCCGCGCATGTAGTTTGAGAAGTTCCTCACATCACCCGCGAACCTGCCAAAATCATCACTCAGGTCGTTGGTGGACCTCGCAGCACGTTCAGCAAATTGTGTGTATGATCCGTAAGATTCCGTCAGACCATCAACTGACTTGCGAAGGACATCGCCCTCTTTCTTCATCGCACCCATAGACAGTGCGACAGCCGCAGCGATAGCCAGGGCAGCACCGGCAACGGAACCGAACGCTCCGAAGAACTGAAGCATTTGTCCGCCCTGTTGCGAGAACGCGAGCATGGCGTTCTGACCGCCCGCAATCTGCACGGCGAAGTCGGCCACCTGATAGCCGGCGTTCTGGATTGCGCGGCGGTTGTCACTCATACCGCGCATGAAGGAACTGTTGGTTTTATTCACGGCGTCGGTCTGACGCTTGATGCCAGCAAGACCATTCTCGAACGACTTCATGGCGGGCGCTGCCTTGTTCGTCGCTACGAACTGAAAGTTGACACCCTTCATCATCGGACTATCCCTTACTGTCGATGTAACTCAGATATGCGAGTTGGTCGCGGATCTTCTCATACGGCCAATCCTCGACATCACATGGGTCGAGATTCAACTTGTAAGCTAACCCGAAACAGACGAGTCTGTCCGGGTCATTGCTCAGTTTTTTTTACGTTCCTCGAACGCTTCCTCGTCGTCCGGTTCGAATTGTGATCCGAACAAACCGCCGAACATCTCACCGATCTTGGTCGCGGACGCCCGCAGCAGAAATGGCTTGTCGGTGATGTCAAACGCCTTGTCACCAGCCTCGTCCTTCGCCTTCATGATGATCAACTCGATCATGCCAGTAAGTGAGGGATTGACTTGAAAGTCAGGATGACTGCGACGAACCGCAGCCATATCTTTCGGAGTAAGCGGCGCGGCAAGGATGGTCACAGTCTGACCACCAAGTTCACCGGTCCATACTGAATCGGCATAAGACGACACTTCAGAGCGAAGGGCTTCCGAGAACTTTCCCATATTACGCCACCGTCGATGTAGTCAGAACGCCGTCACCCGTAAAGGTGAACGATGTTTTGACCATGCCGTCATATGACTGCGACTTGGTGACACCCGTGACGAGTGCGCTGCCGGTGTCGTAGTCGAGCCCGGTCGAGTCGCCCTCATAATAGAGTTCGAGCGTGACCTTGGTGCCGACCACCACACCACCCTGACCGGTGTCATCAGGGTCATAAAACATGTCAACCGATCCTGACCAGGAGTTCTGTGTGGAATCCGTACCGGTCCAGTCAGACCCGAGAGTTGACGTGTCAACCTCGTTCGCCTTGATTGAGATTTCGAAGGATGTCACTTCCCCCACAACGTTAGCGCCAACTTTGACAGCGCCCTCTTTGCCTTTATGCGTAGCCATTGTCTAAGCCCTCACGGTTTCAGGATACAATTTTTGCCAGATAGCCGCTGATTTCAGCGAACACTTCGGCGGTGTTAGAGTTGGTCTTGGCCGACACCCTTATGTCATGGTTTTTCGGAATGATTGCCAAAGGATCGAAATCGAAAGTCGCTCCGTTCTGACCGACAACGACAACAATCTCTCGACCAATCGGCAACCACGGCCCGCCGTTCGCAATGTCGCGTTTTTCCAGTTTGAACGTGACGCGGTTCGCAGACCCGCCAGAGTTGCCAACGCCTGCCGTGAAATCGGTGATGAACCAATAGTCAGAACTGCTGATCGCGGTCTGGCACTTGTTGCTCTGCGTGAACCCAGGGCGCAAAATGATTTTCGTAGCCGCTGCCGTGTTCGGGACGCCAGATGTGATACCTGCCGTGTTGTCGTAGACCGACACAGTACCGACCAGTGCAGCCGGTGTTGATCCGAAAGTGCCGGTGCGCTTCACAGCTAGGAGGTTTGAGAGGGATAGGGGCGTGGTAAGTGCAACCTCAGTCTGCCCGTTCAGGATGGCGTCCTGCACCAAAAACGTCAGGTTGCCGCTTCCGTCGATGGTGTGGCCCTCAATCGTGATGGTCTGCGTTGTGTCGCTGGCGCTGCTGCTGACAATGCTGTCGATGATGTTAGTGGTAACAAACGTCTCGTTTGCCTCTGTGCTTTGGAACTGCGCAACCGTTTCATATGTCGTGCCTACTGTAGTATTCGTCCCGAACTTATTCAGCGACTTGCCTTTTTCATAAACACTAACCCTGTCGCCGTATGTGACGGCAACCAAACGCTCTGCAAAATGTGTTAAGCTTGTCACGTCTAAGTCCTCACGGTTTCAGGATCATTCTTTGTGATACGATACTCGATATTGTACCGCAAGACAATCATGCCAATCGGCACTTCCCCGTCAGAGTTGTCGGCCCAGACAACCTGAATCAATTCCGGGTCTTCTTCCAGCAGGGAAGACCAATCAACACCTTCGATGCTGGCGGTCACATTGACTTCATCCTGATCGAGCAGGTCATCGAGGTCTTCACCAGTCGCCTCACGTTGCACGCGGATGAATAGTGACCCGACATGTGTTCGAGCGTCACCCATTGTGTTCTGAGTGATGTCCACAGAAGCGAACCTGATGTCGATCATCGGTCGCGTGGTCATATTCAGTTTGTATTTGCGTGACGAGAATATGTCGTAAGACGCCGACAGATCCGCATCCAGCGCGGCCTTGAATGCTTGCCTGATTTGCGTTCTGACGTGCATCAGTCTTTCTCCATCTCAATATCAATGGAGCCTGTGCCGTCGTCCATCCACGCTCTGATGTTATATGTCACACCGGCAATAACGAGGATGTCGTTTTCAGCGATGCCGTCGAAGTCCTCGGTCCTACCGCTGAACTGGCACTGATGGGCGATGCGGATCGTTCCGTCGCCCATTACAACCTCAGTATCCTCGTCATCGAATATTCCAGTGACGACCGTGCCGTCATACGTCGCTGTCACCGCAAACGCCGTCGTCTTCAGGATCTTCGACATGTCGTTCGTCAGGAAGTTTCCCGGCATCGTCAATAACCTCGATCAGCGACCCTTCGGACAGATAGCGTTCCATCAGGTCTGCGCGACGGAAATGAGAGGCGGGAATGATTGACCCCGCCTCAAAATCATGACCCGCAACGCGAATGCGCTTTGTGGCCCTGACGTTCATTTATTCAGTACCCGGCATTGCTGCCTTGGCCGAACGCTTGTCAGAAGTGACTTTCAAGTCAACTTCCTTGAGTTTGGCCGGCGTCATTTTGCACAGATCATCCCAATCACCTTTGTTCTCGAACGCCGATTTGGGAATGACGGAGCCGACAGCGATGTGCTGACCTTTGATGCGGATCGCCCGCAGCACCTGGAGATTGTTCTGAGACATGTTGTCACCACTTTTTGAGGGTTAATGAGAGGGACCGGAGCCCCTCTCAGTCAGAGATTATACGCCGTCGTTGCCGAGAACGAACGACCCGACACGGCGAACGCCGAAGTCGAGCGATTGGATCGCCCGCAGACGCAGCCCGCCCGACAGGAACTTCGCTTCCGTGGAACGGTCGAGTTCCAGCGTGCCCCAGGTGCCCATGATCATGTCCGAGAACACGCCCGCAATCATGTCACCAGAGGTGATCTGATTGGTTTCCTCGTAACGGCTACCGGTGGTCAGACGACCCTCGGTTTCCATCAGGAAGCGACCGGAACCAGCATCAACCAGCGTCTTCATCAGACTGCCGGCCATTTCGCTGTTGCCAACAAACACCGGCGATGCAGTCTGGTTCGCCGTGGCGATTTCAGTACGCATGTCGATGATTTCGCCACGTGTCGGGAACTCAGCAGCAAAGGTGACGGACCCGATGCCCGCGGTCTGGGTCAGACCAGTCGGTTGACCCGACGAACCCGTACCGTAGAAACCGGCAGTGTCGATAGCCTGCGCCATAGCGTCCAGAATCTGCATCCGCACGTACATTTCAACGTCGATGGTGGACTGAAGCAGCATCCGACGAGTCATGTCGGTGTAAACCGCAAGGTCTTTGATCGCCAGCGAGATTTTGCGGAACGACGGGTTCGACTCAGCAGCATCCGCATCTTCGGAGCCAAGCCATGCCGCCGCGACGTTGGCGTTACCACCCGGGATGTCAACGTTGCCGTCAAGTCCGTTCAGCATGGTCAGACCGAGTTGACCCAGAACCAGACGGTTGCGCAGATTGTAGATGAACTGGTTCGACAGATGGTCAGTCGCCTGCACGTTCGCGTTCCCGCTCGCACCAAGCGCGGCGCGAGTGTTGGAACGAACACCGTCAACTTCGAAATCAGTCCACGACCGCATCAGTTCGGGCGGCAGACGATAAGTGCCAACACGGGCTTCACCGGAAGCATCGACAGCACGCATCTCGAAGTCAGCGTCACGCACTTGCTGTGCAGTGGCGTCATTCGACGTTGCCAGCAAGAACTTGCGAAGCGAGAACTTTTGGGTTTCGCCACGGCTCAGGCCAATGTCTTCGTTCACCAGTGCGACACCCTCGGGCAGCTTGGCCCGGACGATGCCTTTGAACAACGGCAGCGACGGTTCCTCACCGCGCGAAACAGCGCCACGGATGAAATCACGGGCGACATCGCCCAGATTGTGAGTTGCGGCCAGTGCCGTAATCTCGTTGATCGCGGCTTCAAGTGCCTCGCCGCGCTGCTCGTCGGTGCGTACACCGGGCATAACCCCACCAGTGGAGGGCTTCTCCTGAATATTCGGGTCCATGTGGCCCTCCTGTACTTCGGTTGCTGATCGGCCCACGCCGACTGTTTCATCAGCCGGAATGGACACAAAAGACGCTTCCTTCGGCGTCCACTTGATGACACGGTAACTTTCCGCATCTTCATCACGCTCAATCTTGTGGACATCATAGCCCACGCTGACGTTGCGGATAATACCGTCATCGACATCACGCTTGATACCTTGCGCGTTGTCACGACTTGAGAATTTGACTGTCACATAGACCCGCTTGTCTTCAAGCCAGGCGTCGATGATCACACCGAGTTGTTTGTCGAGCCCGTCATAACGATTATGGCTGTCAAGCAATGGTGCGCTGCCTGACTTCAGAAACGACAGGTCCACTGCGGCCGGCGAATGAACCAAGACTTCGTTGCCGTCGTGACGGCGATATGGTGTTTCAGATGAAATCGGGAAAGTGTACGACCCGTCATCATTCGACCTGACACGTGACTGAAGTGTCCAATTACGGCTGTGCATCAGGATTTACCTCTTGAACGCTTTGGTCTGTTTTACCATCAGTATAGTCCAGCGTCAAACCCATTGATTCTGCGGCCTGTTGGTCTTCCGCAATTTCAGCCAATAACTCGTCGCGGTCCATGCCTCGATCAGCAGCAATGCGTGACAGGGATGTCTGCATTGTCCGCAATGCCTCGGTGTTGGCTTTGACATCCTTTGCCGGATCGACCCAATTCCAGCCACGCGCCCTGAAAATAGCATCTTCGAGGATGATCTGCTGGCGAGACGGCGGGACCATGCTGGACTCTGTAAGGATATGGTTCGGCAACCAAGCCTCGAACAGCAACAGAATGCCGCGGTCAATGAAGAACCGCTGCATGGTCTTGTAATAGTCTCGATCTTCGATCAGGACCGAGCGTCCCGTCGAATAGCTGACACCCTGCGTCTCCATGCCGTGAGAGAAAGTGGAGATACCGAAAGTCATCGCCAGGTCTTTTTTGATCTGACCCTCGAATTGAGCGTAGTCGGTCGTGGAACCTGACGGTGAAAATTCACGGAACTCCATACCATCAGGCAGTTGCTTCAGCCGCCCGGGTTCCATGTCCATTTCGAACATCTCATCATCGACATCCTCACGATCAGCAAGTTCACTCAATCCTTCAATCTTCGGCAAGGAACGCTGAAAGAAGCCCATCAGGGCGGCGCGAAGGCGACGACCCATCGTCTCAGCCTCACGATACCCATCGAGCATCTTGACCGGCTGAATAGCTGCCGCTGCCGGTGGTTCGCCGCGGGTCTGACCGGGACGGTCCTGATCATATATGTGGACGACCCGATCCGCAGTGACCCGACGATAGCGGCGCTGCGTGTCCGTCGCGTACCATACCAAATCGCCGGGATGTGATGTGAGAAAATGGAATGCCACAGGGCGACCGTCACCATTCAATTCAACACCCATACGGATGTCGTTGTTGTTGTCCGGGTTCTTACGGTTTAGGGTTTCATCCAGCAGATCCGCTTCAATGGGTCGGATCGCAATGCCGTCACGATAGCGTGACGAATAGACAATTTCCCATATCACCTCGCCGTCACGACACCATGTAGCGACAGCCTGATTGAGAAGTCCCACCATGCTGATGCGTCCATCGACAGTCGGAGCCTTGCACCAGCGCGACCAGGCACGCTCTACGCGGTCATTGAGTGTCAGGTCGAGTTTGCCGTCGAGTTTTTTAACACGTGACTGAAGTCGAAACCCCGCTTCACCGACCACGTTGACCTTCATCAACTGAATGTATCGCCGCATCGAGCCACTGTTTCGGGCAAGAAACCGCGCCTTTGACCGAACTTCGGCCAAGCTGTTTGCCAGTTCCCAATCGGCACTTCCCCGACTGGCATTCAGATCACCGTACCGGGCAACGTTACTCGCGGCCAGATAGTTGCGACGTTCTGATTTCGGAAGACGTGTCACCACCGGCGCCGGTGTGCTTTTCTTTCGCGGCCAAAGTCCAAACATCAAAGCCACCTCACGCGGACAGTATTATTTTTCGGAGTAGCCGCAGACGTGGTTGACCCACCAGTGCGTGCGACTTCTGCGCGGTAATAGTCTCGCCACTTCGTCAGTTCTTCGACGGGTATTTTCGTCAGTGACCGGTTTTTGATCGAGTAATTGTCAACGTCGTCATCTGCGCGACCGGTCAGCAAAGACTCAATCTTTGCGACCATGACTTCGGCGTGGGTACGTCGATCATCCGTCGAGGCGTAGACTGTCAGAGTCCCTGTGGCTATCTCAGCGATTTCACTGTCAGATGTCCGGGTGACAAGAATATCCCACCGGTACTCGCCTGTCGCCCATGCGCCTGTAACAGCGGACAGGGCTTCAAACAACCACACTGAATCGTCGGTTGTGGAGCCCGAAACCTCGACCATAGTGCCACCAGCAGTCGGCGTAAGCCGGTACTTCACCGAATATGTTGCGGCTTCCAGTTCGAGGCGTTTCCGCCATGCGATATATGACCCCGCGACGATTGATCCGGGCTCATATAGTGGAACGGTGCTTGTGTCAAACGGATCAGCCATTCTTCCACCTGTTCGCCCAATTGCTTTGTCTGCGTGTCGTCTTCGCCTTCTCAGGCTTTGCATCCTCATGATTAGCAGGTTTCATTGTCTTGCGCAACGCTTCGCGCCGTTGTGCGTTCAGATCAATCTGTAGCATTTCCAAGGCCGCGGTGTTGTATACCCGCAAATCGAACGGTTCGTTTCTGGGTCGTATCTTGACCCATTCGTTTTTTTTGAAACCCTTGTGATACGTCGTGCGCAGTTCTTCGGCGGTCATTCCCCGAAAATACTCATCATCGTACTCTGCCGGAAATCTCGAATAGCCGGATTCATCGGGGTTACTAACCTTCAATCTGGCAACAACCAGTTCCTTGATGGTATCAACACCAAGCGGGATGACTCTGGCGTTGCCGATGGTGTTTTTCATCGGTCGGCCGGCAATAGGCTTTCCCGCCCCGGCCACACCCTTAATGGCCACAGTGCGAGGCATTCTCTGGGTGAAGCTGTACACGCCGGTCGTATAGTGACCGCCCGAGTCAATGGCGATGGACCGCGGCGACAGTTCCCCGAAAAGCGGGTGTACGAAGGTTTCAGACAATACATTTTTCAGATCAATCCAGAAACCGGGTGTGGACGGATCACCGTAAACCTTATGATACCCGAGTGACCACGACTGATAATCGTCACCCCATCCGACGAACTCCACTTCGGCCCGGTCGTCTTGCATGTCAACGGCGCCGGTGACGAGCGTGACCTCTGCCGGTATGTTGTCGCGCGTGTCGTAATCCTCGCGGTGGTCCATCAGGTCTGACCACTCAAGGCGTTTACCCTTTTCTTCCCACGTCTCACCCAGAAACGTGTTCACCCACGTTTTCAGCAGATCCGGGTTCCCTTTGGAATCGAGAAAGTCCCTGACGCCTTCAGCCAACGGAGCGAACGGACTGTACAACTGCGACAGATGATAACCGACGTTGCCGTTGAATGGTTTCTCTGCCCGCCACTCACCCTGTCTGACGGCTTTTGACCGGTCCTGATCGTCCCATCTGCACCCATTGTGGACACAGATGTATTCGGCGGTGTCAGGTTGTCCCTCGTCCCACTTCACCTGGGACCATATCAATTTCTGATGCTCGCCGCAGTGTGGACACGGGCACCACCGATAACGTTGATCTGATCGCAGAAATTCGGGCTCGATCCGAGATGTTGTTTTATTGCTTGGCGTCGAAACGAAGATAATCACCCTGTTCCAGAATGTCGTTGTCCGCTTGACCGCCAGATTGATCGGATCACCTTCAGTGCCGGCCGATGACTCAAATCGGTCCACTTCGTCAGCCACAACAACGCGAATCGGTCTTGATGCCAGACCCGCGGGTGCGTTCGAGCCCACCATAGCAATGTGACCGCCCGGGAAGGTTTTGCTGGCAAGAGTGTTGCCGCTGTCGCGTGACCTGGCATCTTTGACGATCCCGCGCAAGACTGGTGTGTCTCGGATCATCGGCGCCAGTCGTTCTTTCGAGAACATCTTCATACTGTCGAGAGTCGGA